AGTGCCACCTTGCCCTCGACCGACTTTACGCTGTTGTCACCGACAGCATCGAGGATGATGTGCGACCTCTGCGCGATCGCGGCAGCGTTGGCCTGCTTGGTGAGGTAGGACGACTCCTCGTGCGTGAACGCAGCCGCCTTGTCCGGGCCGTGCTGCTTGTACTCGGGCAGCATCATCTTGATGTCGTCCGGGTTGATCGTCACGGCGCCGGGGAAGTCGTGCGCGGCAGCCTCGGCCGCCTTCGTCTTACCAGACGCCGGGCCACCGCCGAGCATCACGAACGCAGGGTTGGCGTGCGACTTATGACCGCCGACGATCTGCTGAATGATCTTGTCGTGTAGCGCCTGGCGCTCCGGGGAGAAGCGCGTCTGCCCGGTGCTGTCCGTGATGAGGTGCTTGTCAGCACTACCGCCGCGGAGATCCTTGACCGTGTCCGGGTGGATCGGCGCGCTGGGCTTGTGCTCGATCCCGTGCTTCTTCTCGATCTTTGCCGCGCCGAGCTTCGACCCCTTGGCCTTCGACAGCGCCGCGTGGTGATCGAGCGGAATCCAGCCGTGCTTCCAGTGATAGACGAGGTTCCCGCGGCGGGCTCCGGTCGCCGTCACGTGGCCTCCTCTACTTCGTTAGGTCAGATGGGCCAGTCCAGCCAGCCCCGCGGACACCAAGCACAGGGCCGAGCTCTGAATGGCTATGCACAATCAGCGCATCGCGGTACTGGAGCGGCTCGCCCTTGTCGTTCAGCACGCCAGGGATCACCCGCGCGCCCGAATCCGACTTGCCGAACCGATCCGCGATGGCCGAGTGCACGTCCCCAAGATCGCCGATGACCTGGAGTTCACCATCTGGGCCGCGTGTCACCGGCTCCACGTACTTGCCGACGTCCTGCCCGCCGTAGATCGGGTCCACCGCGCAGTCGCAGGCCGGATGCACAGGCATCAGGTCCCGCTTGTGATAGCGAATCGTCGCCGCGACGATGCACAGCCCGCACGAATACGGACCCTCGAGCACGCGGCGGTAACCGACGACGTGCTTGTCCTTCGCCAGCGTCTGCTGCGCGCTGTGCGTCTTCGCGAGCTGCAGATCGGTCAGCGCGGTCTGGTTGGCTCGGTCCAGACCCGCCTGGATGGCCTGGTCGATCGAACCGGGCTGCTTGGGGAGTTCGTCGAGTTGCCGCCACACGAGGTGGAACGGTCTCCCGTACACCTCGGCAGGGTCTGCGCCGTTCCGCACACCCGCGCCGGATACCCGCGCCGGATCCAGCGCCGGAGGCAGGAACGGCGTCCCCAGGGTCAGGGACTGCTGCTGGGCGAGCATCGCGGCGGTCAGGGAGGCCATCTGCTGCTGTGCGCCAGCCACGACCGGCACCACCGAGTTGGTGAACTGCCGCATTTCGGCCTGGCCGTAGTAGCCCAGCGACCGCCAAAGCGTTGTGACGAAACCCGACAGGCGGTCACGTAGGGCCTGCGTCGCGTGCTGGTAGGTCAGGAGCAGTAGCGCGAGCTGTGCGTCCGTCTGCAGCCTCGACGACTGCGGCGGAACCGGCTGGCTAGTTGCCTGCGGAGCCGTCACCGGTCACCGCCGAGTCAGAACCAGCGTCGGGAACACTGGCCGCGGGGATCCGGGGCTGCTCCTGAGCTCGGTTCGGCTGACCGCCGATCGTCGGAGCCTGTGGGGCAGCGACCGCGGCGAGCATCGCATCCTGCGCACGCTGAGCCTGCGCGATCTGCACCTCGGCTGGCGTCATGCCCCAGATGATCCGCATCTTCTGAGCCCACGGCAGCGACAGGGCCGACGCATCCGCCTGCGACCGTTCCGCCAGGCTGTACCGCTCGGCCGGCACCCAGTCCACGGAGATCCCGCCGACCGGTGCGCGCTCCGAGTCGCCCATCATCTGAAAGGCGATCGACATGACCTCAGCCCACGAGCGGGCCGCGATCCGGCAGCGGTCCTCGACCTTGAACACCAGGCCCTCGCGCTGCAACTGCGCACCCTCTGCGGACTGGTTCGCCGCGTCCGGGGTGAACATCGAGAACGGCGTCCGGGTGACCACCGCGAGGTGCATGGCGTCGTCTTTGACCGCGGTCAGGATGCCGGTTATGTCGGCTTGCTGCGACTCCCAGATCTTCGCGCCGACCGGCAGCCGCCACAGCGCGCCAGGGTCAGCCGAGAACAGGTCGTCGTAGTCGATCGGGTTGCCCTCGTCGTCGTGCGTGGGCAGTCCGCGAGGGTCGTTCGGGTCATCGGTCGCCAGGTCAGACAACTCGATAGCCCGCTGCTTGAACGCCTGCATCGTCGCGATCACGATGCGCTGCAAGATCATGTGGTTGATGCGGTCCAGCAGGTCGAGGTGGAGCTCGAACTCGCCGACCCGATCCCGGTTACCGAACGGCACCACGGGGATCTGCTTGAGGCTGTAGGACTCCGACCGCGCCTCGTCGATGGTGAACGCGGCAGCCGAGAACGACACCGGCACCAGCGGCGGCGGACCCGTCAGGTTGACCTGCGACGGCGGGGGGGCGATACGCGCGGCCCGCGGACGGGTCGCCACAATCTTCCGGCCGGGCAGCCACAGAATCGCCACGTCCTCCGCGGCCATCTGGTCGTGGTACAGCTTGAACGCGGCCCGGGTCTTGAGCGGGTTGACCGGGTCCTCGATCGTCACGACCTGCCGCGGGTCCTCCACCGTGACCAACGGGAAGTCGACGTCCCCGGGCCCCTCGGTGTCGCCATCGTCGGTCTCGTCACCGTCGTCGGGCAGCGCCAGCGAGGTGTAGCCGATCCCGAACGTCGCCATCATGCGGTACACGTCGCTCTGGAAGATGTCCAGCGCGTTGGCCTTCCACATCGCCTGCGCCTGGTCGTCACCGTTGTCCGTCGAGTCCTTCGCGGTACGGATCGCGCGGACCGCCATGCGCTCCGTCATCGCCTGCACGATCACGTCGGCAAAGTTGGACCGCGCTACCCGCTGAAAGCGTGCGAAGGCGCTACGGACCGCCTCAGAGCCCAGAACGAGCCGCGGACGGCCACAGCGGTAATCCTCGAGGAGCTGAAACCGCTTCTGCTGCGACGAGAGCTGCCGCCACAGTTGCTGCATCCACCAGCCGTCAGAACCCTGCTCGGAGACGTCGATCGACAAGACGCCTCCTATAGGTCGACACTGATGCGGTGAAGTGCAACCAGCCCGACTGCTACGCAGATAGCGAAGGTGGCGGCAAGATGTTGTGCGGCGGATACGCCGAACGCCTCGGCTGCATCGCTTGGTGGCTCACGGACGACCCCGAGGATCGGGAGCCCTACGAGGAAGTGATGGCGCGCTATCCGGTTATCCCGGAGCCGGACACCACATGGTCAAAGCCTCGACCGGGTGCGCGCCCGCGTCGCTGACCTCATCTGAGTCGAGCGGGCGTCACAGCACGGCGACGCGGAGCACCTAGCCCCTTGGCGACGGCATCGAGCCGGGCCTGCCACGCGAGGATCGCGGTAACCGCAGCGTCGATCTTGTTCGGCGAGTCAGGGCTCGATTTGGCGATCTGCACCCCCGACCGCGAGGACCGACGGCGGGCGTTGAGCACGTGACGGGTCAGCGCCGACGACCCGTCGTGGGTCATCTCGCCATCCACGATCGCGCTGTACAGCTTCTCCGTCGCCTGCACGACCAGAGCCGGCCGGTTCATCCGCCACTCGATCGGATGCTGCTGCGAGGACTTCACCTGCAGGCGGCGTCCGTACTTCGCCTCCCAGGCGGCGACGAACGTCTCCCACAGCGCCGAGTCGGCGTAGAAACCGACCACGTTCCACCGCTGAAAGGTGGTCGCGAGTTCCGCCTCGACCTCGACGGTCGGGACCTGCCACTCCCGGTCGTTGTCCGGCTGCTCCCAGACCCGGATCGTGAACAGGTGACCATCCGAGACGCGGCAGCCGATCAACGCCGTAGCGTCCGTGACCCCGCGGGAGCGATGCCGCGAGCCGTCGAAGCCCAGCGTGATCGTGTCCCGGTCGGCGATGACCTTCTCGACGTCGACACGGGCCGCCCACTCGTACTGCGTGACCCAGGCGTCGTCTTCCGACGACACCTGATTCAGGTAGAACCGGCGAGCCTCAGCCGGCGGGGTGCCAAGGTCGTAGATCTCGGCGATGATCCGGTCGATGTTGACCCACGGGTAGTCGCCGTAGAGGTGCGTGAGTCCAGCGCGCAACGCACGCTCGTCCCCCAGGTCTTCCACACCCGCCTGTGGATGCCAGCGGAGGATCGACTCATCGAGCTGGTCGAACTCGCCCTCGGCCACGAGATCGGCGTACTTTGCCGTGTTCTCGGCAACCGACAGCTCGCCGGCCACCCACGTGTTCGTGGTCTCGATCGACCGGCCGTCCATCTTGCCGAGGTTGCGGCGGATCGTCGTAGCCAGGCGATGCCCACCGTTGGACTTCGTCCACAGGTGCGTCTCGTCGAGGATGGCCGCGGTCAGCCGCGCACCTTCTCGCGACGCCGCTGAGGCCGTGACCGGCTGCAGTTTCCCGTTGCGCGTCAGAACCCGCGTGATGCCCGTGTCGAGTCCCGGGATGCTGCGTGACGCCGGCCCCTCGCGGAGCATCGCCAGCACCAGCGACATCGTGTTGTCGGTCTGATCCTGCGACACCGCCGCCAGTTGAACGAGCGGGGAGGGGTGCGACCGGCCTGCAGCGCCACCAGGCTCGTCGTCGTCGAAGCGATCGAACACGACCGGCCCGGCCAGTTCCGCGCACGAGAGCGCAGAGGCGATCGGCGACTTGCCCGACCCCTTTGGCAGTACGATCTGCCCGCGGCGGAACAGGAACCGACCCACGTTGTCGAGTGCGTACCACCAGGCGATCATGCGAGCCTGCGACGGTCGGAACTCCCACGGCTTCCCGGCCTTGTCGCCGTCCGGCTGCGCTAGCTCCGTCTCGCACCAGATGATGACGCCGATGCCAAGCGTGCGGATCCCGTGATCCTGCGGCCAGCCCTCCGGCAGACCATCAGGCCCGAGCGGCGGCAGGCTCATCCGCCGTTAGCGACCAGCCTCGGCCGGTCCCAGCGAGCGCGCACGGCAGCCCGAGCCTTCTCGGACGCCTCCTGCTCAGCGCGCTTCGCATCGCCGGCCGTCTGCGGCAGCTTGAGCGCCTTGAGTAGCGCCGACAACACCGAACGGTGCTGACGAACCTCGGACACCAGCGGCGAGGCGACTAGCTGACCCTGCGACCCGCGGACCATCAGCGGCTCGCCGCGCAACTCCTCCTCGAGCCGCTGCACGAGATCGGCCTCGCGGCAGGCGTCGACCAGGGTCCGCACCGTGTCAGGACCGAGATCCGAGTGCAGTTCGGTCACCGCGGACCACAGCG